ACCAGCATCCAGGATTACATGCGGCTAGGCGCCAGCCCACGTCCTACCCCAGAACTCAACGCCTACGTGTCCACCCTTGGAGGCTACCTCTAATGCCGATCAGCCGCACTTACAGGTGCCCTTTTTGCAGCGGCTCCTTCCGCTTCCTTCACATGACCAGGGAAGAACCTCCTCCATCCCAGTGCCAACTTTGTGAGGCAACTTTCGAAGATGGCCCGGAAGAGCAGCTACCGCTTCCAGGAATTCGCCCCTCCGATTCCTCTGGAAACGCAATGGCCCAAAGCGTCGCTCAAGTCCAAAAAGAACTCGAAAGAACCGTATACACGCCTTCTGGCGACGTTGCCCGCGCCGGCCTCACAAACTTCCGAGACAGGCTGAAGCCGGGAGACGTTGTAGCGCGCCCAGTCAACAACATCGTAACACAGGTAGCTGCCGAAATCGGCCAGCAGCCCTGGGGAGGCGCTAGCGTAAGCTCTCTTATCACCTCAAGCCGTTCGGGGCCGGCAGCGAATGGAACCGGCGCTATTAGCCTAAAAGCAATCCAAAAATCTGTGTTGTCCGGAGGGAAGTTCGCATGATTCTCCCAGAGTCGGATAAGGACCTTGGCCGCTGGGCCAAGGACATTATTGACGCTTGCCGAGTCTCAGTGGGCGAACGGTTGTCTGCCGCTAGAACTCTTCGGCAATGGGCCGTAGCTGGCAGCGACAACCAAGATATAGCGATTTACAATCGCCTCGGCCCGCATATCGACCGAACCGCTAGCTACCTCTTCAGCCCTTCCGATCTTCGCTTCAACGCGGAATTTGATCGAGACTATCCAGAGGACTTCCTGCTAAAAGCGGATGCAGCGGCCCGCTACATGTCGTCCCAATTCGCAAAGCAGGAAATAGACACAAAATTCGCCGCCAGCCTCATTCCCGCCCTGACTTACAACTCCGCGCTTATCAAAGTCCTGTGGGGCCACCGGGGCCTTAGCGCCCGGCTTGTCATGCCCTGGAATTTCGGGGTCTGGCGAGAGGACATCAACGACCTTTACGCACAGGAGGCGATGGTCGAGACAACCTACATCACACAATTCGAGCTTTGGCGCCGAATCAGCCACCTTCCAAACGCACAGGATCTCCTCAGACGCGCTATTAACTACGCAAAGAAAGACGAAGCCGCTGAAAACCCCAACAACTACTTCCACAACATCCTTTTGGCCGGCACTGCTCCAATGGTGGAGACGCAGCCGGCCCTTACAACAACGGTTGCAGGTGCCTTCAAACCGAATTTTAATCCCTTGGACCGCCCTATCCTAGCCCAGTCCGTGCTGGACGGAATGCTCACCTTCCACGAACTAACCGTTGTTAACGATCAGACAGGGGATTACACAACTCTCCAGGTGGTAGAACCTGATATTATCGTGACAAGGAAGCGAGAAAACCTTTTCCTTCCAAGGGAACTCCCTTACGTCCTCATACAGCCTAATTACGTCCACGGCTACTTCTGGGGCGCCAGCGAACTCCAATACCTGCTAAAACTTCAAGCGATGCTTCGGGATCGTCTGGAAGATCTGCGCCAAATCATGTCTCTTCAGTATGACAAGATTTTGGCTTTCATCGGCTTCGATGGAATGACTGATGAGCTATACGACGAATTCAAACGGAAACACTTCATTTCTCAAGCCAACACTGGTGCTGATGTAAAAGACCTTACCCCAGCTGTGCCAGAAAACGCCTTTCAGGAGATCGACGGCATCCTGAAAATGATGGATGACGTAAGCGGATTCCAGAACATCTTGTCTGGGCAGGGTGAGATGGGCGTTCGCGCTGCTACACATGCACAGATATTGATGCGGACTGCCAGCCCCCGTCTCCGGGATCGCGCAATTCTAGTCGAACGGCAATGTGCGCAGCTAGGCAACCTTTGCTTCAAGCTCTTGAAGGCAAAAGACGCAAGGACCTTCTGGCTCAAAGCGGGAGACCCCAGCACAGAATTCCTTCTCTCCCAAATCCCAGACGATGTGAGAATCGTCGTTGACAGCCATTCTTCCAGCCCAGTCTACGAGGAAGAACAGAAACAGCAAGCTGCCTTCCTCCTAAAAGCCGGAATCATTGACGGTTCTACCTTCGTCGATATGATGCCTAACCTGCCAATGCGAGACACGATCAAGGCGAAATTCGCACGGATGCAAGCGGCTCAGGCCCAAATGATGCAAGAGCATCCAGAGCTCTTTACAAAAGGGAAACCGGGACCTAAATCTGGGTAGCGCGATGGTGCGCATTGTGGACGTTTCCTCCCCCAAACTTGCCGGGGCTTCGGCCCCGGCCCTTTTTCCAAGGAATTTCAATGGCTAAGAAGCCTTCTATGAGAAAAGGTTCCGGCGGGAAAGGCAAGGGCTGGAAAGGTAATTGTTGATGGCGATGGAATCCATCCCGCAGGCGGGCGCCGATACCCTTCCAGGGCAACCGCCTTTTGGCCCGCAAAGCGCACAGCAGCCTACGCCAAATCTCGGAATGATGGCTGCTGCCATGGCCCAAGTCTCTTGGGCAGTCAAATTGCTTGAAACTGCCCTGCCCCTTCTAGGCGCTTCCTCTGATCAAGGAAAAGCCGTAGTAAGAGCCCTGCAAGTCCTTACAAAGCACGTTCCTACTAACGAAAGCCCCGGCATTGAAGGAACTGCGCAGCAGGGAACGCAGCTGCAAGACGCGCAAGATCGTTCAATGATGCAGCTTCTTCGGAGCCAAATGCAACCGATGCAGGGGGCTGTTGAACCCGCCGGTTCTACTGCTACAATGCCACCTCCAGGAATGGGAATGTAACCATGGCTGATATTTTCAAGGGTCCTTCCACCACTTCGATTCCGAAGAATTCCCCAATGATCGTTCGAATCGACTTCGATAAGAGCGATCTTGGGGCGCGGAAGAGCCAGCTTCCGAACATCCCGAAGAACGACATGACGATCAAGCACGTAAAGGGCTGATTAAATGCCGCTTATTGAAGTTGAAGAAGAGGCTCTTAAGCCCCTGAAAGGGGCCAAAGAACTTTTGGATGCTTTGGCAGGCGATCCGAAGACTCGCCATCATTTGATGGCGCTTATTAAGACGAAGAATCCAGATTTGCCGCTGCCTGAGGTGGATGTGCCGATGGCGATGGGCGCGGTATTTGATGAACGCACCAAGAAGCTGGAAGAACGTCTGGAAGAGATGCAGAGGAAACTTGCTGAGAAAGAGGTTGATCAGCAGGTGACTTCGGTCATCACGCGAGAGCGAAATCGGCTGCGTGAAGCGGGCCATTCTGCAGAGACTATCAACGAGATTGAGAAGCTGATGCAGGAAGAGGGAATTGTCTCTTACGCAGCGGCTGAAGCACTTTGGGAAAAAAGGCACCCGGCGCCTTCTCCCGCTATTCCCGACAGCGGTTTCTCTGGGACGCAGTGGAACTTCGCTAATCCTTCAGAAGACGCTGATCACGAACTGCTTTTGAAGAACCCGAAAGCCTTTTCGCAGAAGGCTGCTGCTAAGGTTCTTTCTGAACTTCGCTCCGGCGGGCGCCGGGCATAGAGAAGGAGTTGTAGAGAATGCCCATTCCCGGCACTGGCGCCGTTCCGACTGGCGCAATTTATGAAGAGCTTACGGCTGTTACTCGCCGCGCATTCATTCCGCGCGTGGTAGTCCAGCTTTACTACTCTTCCCCTCTTATGATGCTGCTACTGGCGAATGCGCAGCGTTCCGCTGGCGGCCTTTCCCAGATCACAGGCCCCGTTCAAGGCGCTTCCATGGTCCAAGGCGCTTGGACCGGTTACAGCGGCACTTTCAACAAGCCTAGCATCATCACTGGCCTTCAGAACTACCAGTTCAACACCAGCTACTACACGGTTCCGGTTCCGCTGGTGATGGGCGAGGCGCTGATCCAGTCAACGGAAGCACTCATTCCGATCATCGACGTTCGGATGAATGACGTTTATGCCGTTACGAATCAGACGATGGCATCGGCCCTCTTCACACTCAACACGGCCAATCCGCTAATGCCGTCCAGCCTTGTGGACGCCGTTGACAATGGGACCAATGCCCCGACTTACGGCGGAATTGACCGAACTGCCGCCGGAAATTCTTACTGGCAGGCCCAGGTCTATGATGCAAATTCGGCTAACATCCTTACGCGGTCTGCCATTGCATCTTACCTGATCCAGATCACTGACGTAGCGGGCGGTGAAGCTCCTGACTTCGTTGTGATGAGCCCTGGCGATTACGCTTCTCTGAATGCGCAGTTCATCGGCACAGAGCAGATCCATACTCGCCCTGGGGAAGAATACAGCATCGACACGAAGATTCGATCTTCCTTCCCGAACCTGAACATCAATGGTATCCCGATCTTCATGGACCATTGGTGCCCGACGGGGACGATGTATGCGCTGAATAGCAAGTATCTTTCGCTTTACCTCTCGGAAGATGCTCCATTCATCTTCTCCGGCTTCTATTCAACGGTTCCGCTGTTGCAGATCGCTCAGATTGGCGTGATGCTTGTCGGCTACAACGTTATCTGCACGAAGCCGGTTTCTTGCGCGCAGATTACGAATTTCACTGGCGCAGCGTTCTAAGAAGGAGTCTCGAATATGGCGTCAATTGGACTTGGGGGCTCCGGCATCGGTCTGCCCTTCCCGCCTAGCAGCTACAACAATAACGCGACAAACGGGACGAATATCTGGACCCTTCAGCCCGGTCAGGTCTATGTTATCCCGAGCGGAAATTGGGCGCTTCAGGTCGGTAGGTATTCCTTCCTGCAGTTTCTTGACCCGATTTCTGGGCTTTGGCGAAACATGAAGGCCCAATATCCTTGCTTCATCAATTCTGATGGGGCTAACTATCGGGTGGTGAATGCGACTGGGTGCCCTGTTGGTGCTGTTGTTACCAATTCTGGCTCTGGTTATACTAGTGCACCTGTTGTGACAGCTAGTGCCGGAGGCAGCACCTGGAAGGCCATTGTTGGCGGTGCGATTAGTAATACGGTCACGATTGTGAGCGGTGGATCGAATTACACGTATGCGCCGACTGTGGTTATCTCGCCGCCTCCGCCCGGTGGTATCCAGGCCACTGCCGTTTGCACCGTTAGTGGCGGGGCCGTAAATTCGATTACGGTTACGAATAACGGTGCTGGGTATAAGAAGGCGCCAACGGTTCGGTTCATTGCAAATCCGCAGGATCCGAATTATGCGACGATTGCACCGGCAACGGCGACAACTGCCCTTGGCAGTTCCTCCGTTGTCAGTGCGGTCTATCCGACTTCCTTCGGAACTCCGCAGACCTCGCTGATTACGCTCACTTTCTCCGGCGGTGGCGGGTCCTCTGCGGCAGCAACGGTTGTCGGGTGCTTCGCAGTAACGGGGCTGACGACCAGCGCGGCTGGTGCGGCGGTTCCTGGTGCCCAAGTCAACATTGTTGGCACTGGCGGAGTTACGACCGCCTCCGCAGCTAGCGGTGCCGCACAGCCGGCCATTTCGACGGAGTTCTTCACTCCGCGTCAAATGGTCGCTTATGCCCCCGTTTCAGGCGGAGCCGTCGGCACCGGCGTCGTTGTGGATGGTGGCCTTTATCAGGCTGCGCCGGGAGCGGTGCTTGTTATGCTCCCTGCCGTAGCCAGTGCCGCACTTCCGACTACCGCGCCCGCCGTTACGGCAGCTATTGGCGGCGTCAACGACACGTTTATGCTGCAGCCGGTCCTTTAACGTTGGTAGGAGCCGTTTCACATGCTGACGACTTATGTCGATCAGGTGCAGCGGCTCCTGCACAACGTAACTGGGACTCTTTATGTAGAATCTGATCTCGTTGCATATGTGAATGATGCGCGAAAGCAGGTGGCTCAAGAGGGCCAGTGCATTCGCGCACTTGCATCTACAACGCTTTCTAGCGGAACGAACAACTTTCCCCTTAGTTTACTGACGTTTAACCCTTCAACGGGCATACAAACTGCGATTGAGACTAGAAGTATTTTAGCTAACGGGAAATGGGTTCAGCCTAGAAATTGGGAATGGTTCACCCTCTATTGCCTTGGAAATTCTGACCAGTCAGCGACACTTTCCACCTGGAGCCAATTCGGGGATGGTGTTAACGCGCTAGTCTACGTTTGGCCAGTGCCAAATGTAAACCAGTCACTTACAATGGATGTTGCTTGCTTCCCAATTGATCTGGGAAGTAATGCGGATGTAGAAGCGATTCCTTTCCCGTGGCAGCGCGCAGTGAAATATTGGGCAGCCTATTTAGCGTTCCTTGGCGTTATGCGGAATGCCGACGCAGAAAATATGAAAAATGAATACGAAAAGATGATGGTGTCTGCACGTATGCAGACTCGTGCGACGGTTCTTCCGGGGAACTTTAACGCAGATTGGGCAGTAGGGGGTGGTGAACGTGGGAGCCCTCAATAATTACCTTCAACAGGTTCAGAGACTAGTTGGAGATGCCCGACAAATCTCGATGAACCCAGAAGATCTTATCTATTATATCAATGAAGGGCGCCGAGAAGTTGCACAGCAGAGCGGTTGCCTTCGATATGTGCCACCAAACCTAGTAACTGTAGCCGGGCAAGAAAAATACGACTTCGCGGACATTGATCTTAGCGGATACCCAGGAACAACGCATATCTATGCTGTTCGGTCTATTGCAGTCATCTGGGGCAATTTTCGCTACGTTATAAATCGGTGTAGCTGGGGCCGTTATCAGTCAATGATCCGCAATCTCGCGGGAAATTGGCAATTCATCCCTTCTCATGCGGCCCAGTTCGGACAAGGCACACAGGGTAGTATTTACCTGTATCCGGTGCCAAGTGAAGAGCTTCCGATGGAATGGGACTGTTCGTTGATTCCAGCGGATTTAAAAACGGACTCGGATGAGGAGCCGATTCCAGATACTTGGCACAACCCAGTCCGACTTTACGCAGCATATC